CCAACCAGATGTTCCAGACCAACCACTGATGCCTGATATGCCAGACCAACCAGATGTACCTGACCAGCCGCTGATACCTGAGTATCCACTGATGCCAGATGTGCCAGACCAACCACTGATGCCTGAAGTACCTGACCAACCAGATGTGCCAGACCAACCACTGATACCTGAGTATCCACTGATGCCGCTTGTTCCACTGATACCTGATGTGCCAGACCAACCAGATGTTCCACTGATACCGGATGTTCCTGAATCACCAGACCAACCTGATGTACCAGACCAACCAGATGTTCCACTGGTGCCAGACCAACCACTGATACCTGATGTGCCTGACCAACCAGATGTGCCAGACCAACCACTGATACCTGAGTATCCACTGATGCCGCTTGTTCCACTGATGCCAGATGTTCCACTGATACCTGATGTGCCAGACCAACCAGAGACACCTGATGTGCCAGACCAACCACTGATGCCTGAAGTACCTGACCAACCAGATGTACCTGACCAGCCGCTTGTTCCACTGATGCCTGATGTGCCAGACCAACCACTGATACCTGATGTGCCTGACCAACCACTGATGCCTGAAGTACCTGACCAACCAGATGTACCTGACCAGCCGCTTATTCCTGATGTGCCGGACCAGCCACTGATGCCTGAGTATCCAGACGTGCTTGCTCCTGAAACACCACTGATGCCTGAGTATCCCGATGTGCCAGACCATCCGCTGATACCTGAGTAACCACTGATTCCTGATGTACCAGACCAGCCGCTTATTCCTGAGTAGCCACTGACACCGGATGTGCCGGAGAAACCTGAGTAGCCACTTGTTCCCGATGTACCTGACCAACCACTGATACCTGATGTACCAGACCAGCCGCTTATTCCTGAGTAGCCTGATGTGCCAGACCAACCGCTTATTCCTGAGTAGCCACTGACACCGGATGTGCCAGACCAACCAGAGACACCAGATGTGCCTGACCATCCAGAGACACCAGATGTGCCAGATGTACCACTGAATCCCGAGTATCCAGAGACACCAGATGTGCCTGAAGTTCCACTGAAGCCTGAGTAACCACTGATGCCACTTGTGCCTGACCATCCGCTGATGCCTGAATATCCCGAGTATCCTATTGCGCCGGAGTTAATAGTTGATCGTAGTGCTGATGCATAGTTGGTACCGTCAAAATAAATCGTCACATTACATGTATTCGGTCCTGATAGACGAGCAGCAGATAGCTTGTAGATCAAACGCTGTGTTGTTGTCATCGTCACAGAAGTTGTAAACGCTGTGGTGAAGTCAACTAACTGAACCACACCGAAAAACGGTGCGCTTGATGTTGTTCTGAGCAGAGTTTGTCCCGAGCCGTCAGCATTACACAACCATGTTTCCATGGTAAGTTGTGCTATTTGATTGTTTGCGCCAGTTGATGCGTATATGAATCGTTCATTTATACCAGCTGGTAATTCTGTTACGCCCGGTGTCCCTGGGACGGTGGCGAAGCCGGCAATGTAAGTAACTGACAGCCCTGTTAGCGGTGCCGCTATCGTAGTTTGTGCCAGAGCAGACGGATTGTTCAGCGCGGTGAAGTATGTTGCAATGTCTGAGGCGACTTGCGGCTCTAAGAAGAAAATACGACCCGCCGGCGCACCTGTTGCGCCAATGGCGCCAGAGTAACCTGATGTGCCAGACCAACCAGATGTTCCACTGATACCTGATGTGCCAGACCAGCCTGATGTGCCAGACCAACCAGATGTTCCACTGATGCCTGATGTACCAGACCAGCCTGATGTGCCAGACCAACCAGATGTTCCACTGATGCCTGATGTGCCAGACCAGCCTGATATTCCTGAATAGCCAGAGACGCCAGAGACGCCAGATGTACCTTGTACGGGACCGACGTTTGTCCAAGTGCCAGCACCGTTTGATACTGCACCGTCACCTGCATTGTAGCCGCCGCCTGCGTGTGTTACGATATAAAGATCACCGGCAGACGCGCCACCGGGTAAGAATGTGTAGTCGAATACAGTACCTTTAATAGCAACTGATGCGCCAGATATACCAGACCATCCCGAAGTACCTGAGTCGCCAGATGTACCGGACCATCCACTGATGCCCGAATATCCGCTTATTCCTGAATATCCACTGATGCCAGATGTACCTGACCAACCAGATATTCCTGAGTATCCACTGATGCCAGATGTGCCGGACCATCCCGATGTACCTGAGATACCTGATGTGCCGGACCATCCACTTATTCCTGATGTGCCGGACCATCCACTTATTCCTGAGTATCCGCTGATGCCAGATGTACCTGACCATCCACTGATGCCTGAGTCTCCGGACCAACCAGATGTACCGGACCATCCTGAAATACCAGATGTACCTGACCATCCTGAAATACCAGATGTACCAGACCATCCTGAAATACCAGATGTGCCAGACCATCCGCTTATTCCTGAGTATCCACTGATACCAGATGTGCCAGACCAACCACTGATACCTGAGTCTCCGGACCAACCAGATGTACCGGACCATCCTGAAATACCAGATGTACCTGACCATCCTGAAATACCAGATGTACCAGACCATCCTGAAATACCAGATGTGCCAGACCATCCCGATGTTCCTGAGTCGCCCGATGTGCCTGACCAACCGCTGATGCCTGAGTAGCCGCTGACACCAGATGTACCAGACCATCCACTGATGCCTGAATCGCCCGATGTGCCTGACCATCCACTGATGCCAGATGTTCCACTAAAGCCGGAGTACCCACTGATGCCACTTGTACCAGACAAGCCACTGAAGCCCGAGTATCCACTGATGCCTGATGTGCCAGACCATCCACTGATACCTGAATCACCACTTGTGCCTGACCAACCAGATGTTCCCGAGAGGCCGGATGTGCCTGACCAACCGCTTGTACCTGAATCACCGCTTGTACCTGACCAACCGCTTATTCCTGAGTATCCACTGATGCCCGAAAATCCACTGATGCCTGAGTATCCACTGATGCCAGATGCACCGGACCAACCTGATGTTCCTGAATCACCTGATGTACCAGACCAGCCACTGATGCCCGAGTATCCGCTGATGCCAGATGTACCTGAATCACCGCTAGTGCCAGACCATCCTGAAATTCCTGAATCACCACTAGTGCCAGACCAGCCACTTATACCTGAGTAGCCACTGATGCCTGATGTACCTGACCATCCACTGATGCCTGATGTACCTGACCATCCACTGATGCCTGAGTATCCACTGATACCTGATGTACCTGACCAACCAGATATTCCTGAGTATCCACTGATGCCGCTTGTACCAGACCATCCTGAGACGCCCGAGTAGCCACTGATGCCTGATGTACCTGACCATCCACTGATGCCTGAGTCTCCGGACCAACCGGATGTACCGGACCATCCTGAAATACCTGATGTACCTGACCAACCAGATGTTCCACTGATACCTGATGTACCTGACCAACCAGATGTTCCACTGATACCTGATGTGCCAGACCACCCAGATGTTCCACTGATGCCTGATGTTCCACTCCAGCCAGATGTTCCTGACTCACCCGATGTTCCTGACCAGCCACTGATACCTGAATATCCACTGATGCCTGATGTCCCACTCCAGCCAGATGTGCCTGACTCACCAGATGTGCCTGACCAGCCACTGATACCTGAATAACCAGAGATGCCAGATGTACCTGACTCGCCACTTGTTCCTGACCAGCCACTGATGCCTGATGTTCCACTCCAGCCAGATGTTCCTGACTCACCCGATGTTCCTGACCAGCCACTGATGCCTGATGTTCCACTCCAGCCAGATGTTCCTGACCAGCCACTGATGCCTGATGTTCCACTCCAGCCAGATGTTCCTGACTCACCCGATGTTCCTGACCAGCCACTGATGCCTGATGTTCCACTCCAGCCAGATGTTCCTGACCAGCCACTTGTTCCTGACCAGCCACTGATACCTGAATATCCACTAATGCCTGATGTTCCACTCCAACCAGATGTGCCAGACCATCCGCTTATTCCTGAGTATCCACTGATGCCGCTTGTGCCTGACCAACCACTGATACCCGAATCACCAGATGTGCCGGACCAACCGCTTATTCCTGAGTAACCGCTTGTACCAGACCAACCAGATGTACCAGATGTACCAGATGTACCAGATGTACCACTGAAGCCTGAGTAGCCAGATGTGCCAGACCAGCCAGAGACACCTGAGTATCCACTGATACCAGATGTTCCAGACCATCCACTTATTCCTGATGTGCCAGACCATCCACTGATGCCTGAGTATCCACTGATGCCAGATGTGCCAGACCAGCCAGATATTCCTGAGTATCCACTGACACCTGATGTACCAGACCAGCCAGATATTCCTGAGTATCCACTGACACCTGATGTACCAGACCAGCCAGATATTCCTGATGTACCAGACCAACCAGATGTTCCTGATGTACCGGACCAACCAGATGTTCCAGACCAACCACTGATGCCTGAGTATCCACTGATGCCAGATGTTCCACTGATACCTGATGTGCCAGACCAACCACTGATGCCTGAGTAGCCAGATGTACCAGACCATCCAGATGTACCACTGAAGCCTGAGTATCCAGATGTGCCAGACCAACCACTGATACCTGAGTATCCACTGATGCCGCTTGTTCCACTGATGCCTGATGTGCCAGACCAACCACTGATGCCTGAAGTACCTGACCAACCACTGATGCCTGAAGTACCTGACCAACCAGATGTACCTGACCAGCCGCTGATACCTGAGTATCCACTGATGCCAGATGTTCCACTGATACCTGATGTGCCAGACCAACCAGAGACACCTGATGTGCCAGACCAACCACTGATGCCTGAGTATCCACTGATGCCGCTTGTTCCACTGATGCCTGATGTGCCAGACCAACCGCTGACGCCTGATGTTCCTGACCAACCGCTGACGCCTGATGTTCCTGACCAACCGCTGACGCCAGATGTTCCTGACAAGCCCGATGTGCCGGACCAGCCCGAGTAACCGGAGATGCCGGATGTTCCAGACCAACCACTGAAGCCCGAATAACCGGAAACGCCAGATATTCCTGATGTACCAGACCAACCAGAGACACCTGATGTGCCAGACCAACCACTGATACCTGAGTATCCACTGATGCCGCTTGTTCCACTGATGCCTGATGTGCCACTGAAGCCTGAGTATCCAGATGTGCCTGACCAGCCACTGATGCCTGAAGTACCTGACCAACCAGATGTGCCAGACCAACCACTGATACCTGAGTATCCACTGATGCCGCTTGTTCCACTGATGCCTGATGTTCCACTCCAACCAGATGTACCTGACTCGCCACTTGTTCCTGACCAGCCACTGATGCCTGACCAGCCACTGATGCCTGAAGTACCTGACCAACCAGATGTACCTGACCAGCCGCTGATACCTGAGTATCCACTGATGCCAGATGTTCCACTTATACCTGATGTACCACTGAAGCCTGAGTATCCAGATGTGCCAGACCAACCACTGATTCCTGAGTATCCACTGATGCCGCTTGTTCCACTGATGCCTGATGTGCCAGACCAACCAGATGTTCCACTGATACCTGATGTGCCAGACCAACCAGAGACACCTGATGTGCCAGACCAACCACTGATTCCTGAGTATCCACTGATGCCGCTTGTTCCACTGATGCCTGATGTGCCAGACCAACCAGATGTTCCACTGATACCGGATGTTCCTGAACCACCAGACCAACCTGATGTTCCTGACTCACCTGATGTGCCTGACCAGCCACTTGTTCCCGACCAGCCACTTGTTCCCGACCAGCCACTGATGCCTGATGTTCCACTCCAACCAGATGTGCCTGACCAGCCACTCGTACCTGATTCACCAGAGTAACCCGATTCACCTGATGTTCCTGACCAGCCACTCGTACCTGATTCACCAGAGTAACCCGATGTACCTGATTCACCAGATGTGCCTGACCAGCCACTCGTACCTGATTCACCAGAATATCCCGATAAGCCCGTTGCTCCAGGAACCCATGAAAGGTTTCCTGAACCATCAGTTCCTAATACAGAGCCGATTGGACCACCGGAGATATGAATATTTGCTACTGTGCCTAGATTTACATTCGGCGAAGAGTCAAAGTTTACATTGCCTACGATATTACCAGTGGATAGAGTTGGAACTGTTAATGTTCCTGTGACGTTATTGTATGAAAAACCAACAGAGGCACCGAATTCTCCGGCGTCGTTATATTGTATCTGTGTATTACTACCACCTGGTGTACCATTACCTCCACCACCGCCACCTGTGGTCCAGGCCAGATTACCGGCACCATCCGTTTGGAGAACTTGACCGTTTGTACCACCGGCGATATGGACGTTTGCTATGTTGCCGAGATTAGCATCTGATGTTACAGTTAGGTTCACAACGTTTGCGTCATGAGTTATAACATGGCCGTTGGCATCAATAACTTCTACGGCAGGTATACCAACTGAAATCCCACCTACTGAATTGAATGATTCTGCTGCCATAATTTATTCCCTATACTTTATTTATCATTGTTTTTATATTCGGTATCAGAAATGACCAGAATAAAACACCCGAGTGCGCTTTTATAAATAGTATATGCTCAGAAAACAACCGACACGACCGCTATGTATGAACTGTAATCAAGTGCCTGCTAAACCAAATGGCATCAGTAAACTTGGGTTCAAAAAGTGGCATCGCTATTGTGTTGACTGTTCCAAGGCTGCATATAATCCACTGTTCGGTTATCTTCTTTCAAAGAAAAACAAATGTGAGAAATGTGGATTTGTCCCTAAGGACAAATGTCAGTTGGATCTGATAAAGAAAGTGACGATGTGCGCCAACTGTAGTAGGCTTTATAGAAAGAATCAAAGGAAAAAGTCGGTGCTGGATATCACAACTGACTCCGAAGTTGGAATTAGTTGATTATTCAAATAGCCGATTCTTCTTTGCCACAGCAGTAACTTCTTTGAGGACTGTCTTCAGTTTTTCTTTTCCTGCTAACACCACTGCCGAGTCTGCCAATACATTTGGATTATATGCTTTGAAGTTGTCACCATGACCAACATACAAATGACAATCATTTTCCATACATAGAGTAATAAGATTAGTCGGATCAAGTTCCAGAGTAGGGTGTAGATGAAACGGTTTCATATGATGTACTTCAATTTCTGTTACGGCGCCACATGCCTGACATGCAGGATTAGCCTTCAGATGTTTCTTTTTTGTAGCAGGCCATTTTGAACTTCTCTTGGCAGTATGTAGAGCATCTCTGTTTGCTGCTTTTACTAAATTTGCGTCATGTTTTTTTGTCATAGTTTTCCTAAAAAAAATGGCAGACCGGAGTCTGCCAAACTTCCCATCCCAAGGGTTATTTCTTTACTGGCGCTGCGTCAGCAGCACGTTGCTCTTTGTTGGTGTCACTCAACTTACGAAGATACCGTTGATATAGTGCTGTATCTTCCGGAGACAACTTGCCTTTTTGTGTTTGCTTCTTCATCTCAAGTTTGAATACTTCATCTTCGGTTCGTTCAATCTTCAAAGAACGAATCTGCGTTTCCATGGAACGTTGCATCACTTGAACATCTGCTGCTGAGGCGTAGTGATTATCAATTGCCCAAAATGCACCGAGGATAGCCATCGCGCCGGCGGCAGTTGAACCTAACTTAGCCAAACTGAATCCGGTTTTTTCTTCTGGCATACGCCCTCCTATACACTATTTATCTTTTCAGATAAATATGAGCATGAAGCTACATGAAATCTACAGACATGCTCCTGGCATGGAGTATTACACTCCTACTATTCGGCCCATAGCCTACAGGTTTTCCGAACTCGGAATCAATGAGGCTTTCCCGTTCTTTGAAACATGGTTACATCATGGTGCGTTTTCACTTCCTCAGTCGAAATTGATGATGTTTGAGCAGGCGTTTCACCTGATCAACTCAATATTACCAGATGAAATACTTGATTCGTATAATCATCTGCCGATGATGTATCGTGGCATGGTCGTAAATCATCTGGCAATTAGTAAATTCAAACGAGGCGGCATACCAATCCAAAGCCGAGTCATGGCATGGACACCATCTCTGGCATGGGTTCGTCGTTTCTACATTGCCAGATGGGACTCATATGTTATTCTAGGTCACCAACCAAAAGCATCTGAGGTAATCATTTCAATGAATCAGGAAACTATGGAGTTTCTAAATGTGGAGAACACAGTAAACCCAGGTGAAACTATTCTATCTCTGCCTATACTCAAAATCACCCCTGATATGGTTGTGGATACTAATCTCTAACTCGTTTTACAGTTCGCGTTGTGCCAGCGGTTTAGGACGTTTACGGGCACCAAGGTTCCAGCCCTGTTCTAACCACGTTTGCAGTGCCGGACGCTTTATTTTCTTTTCTATGCCGTCTTTGTTGATGGAGATGTTGCCAAGGACAGCGGCTGCTACATTAGCGGAGTGAGTTTTTACCTTCTTGACGCCCTTTTGTTTCAGTGATCGTTTTAGTTTTTGTTCCTCGCTCATTGGTCCTTTAGGGATGCCCTTGAACCGAAGACTCTGCGAGAGTTTGAACTCCTCCGTTCTTTTCTTTCCAGTATTTTTCGCCACGCCCTTGGCAATGCTTTCTGCTGTCCTTGGGAGACGAGCGAGAGCGGACTCACGATTTTTTTGTCTATGCTCATCTGTTTGTGGAATGCCTTTATTCCATGCTGGGCGACCCTTCATAGTTTTCGAATGGTTCGCTGCGTGTTCTATCCTGAACTTTTCATATACTCGTGCCGTCACCATAGAAGTATAGCGTCCTTGATATTTGTTCTTTGGTCGCATTCCCATAAGGGCATATATCATTTTACTACGATCAGCACCGGTTGTCATCTTTGTCAAGAGCCAGTGACAAACGAAATGTTCTTCTCCGGTGAGCCAGGCAAGATTGCTTTTTTGATTTGTTCCTCCCATTGAAGTCGGCATGATGTGATGGCGTTCTTTGTATACGTCATCTGGCAGTGTCCTGCCCTGGGCGTTGGTTACTATCTTTAGATAGAGTCGGTTGTAATATTTGTTTGATGTTAGCATCATCTATTTATACCAACCTCACATTCTACTAATATTTTCTGGCGTAGAAAAAGGCTCCGAAGAGCCTTTTTGTTGTTGAAATCGCTTCTCTTGCTGCGATAACCATTCCATTTCATTGGAAAGTAAGATTCGCCACAGAAATTTCCCCGACGTAATCAGCCGCATTGCCGAAAGACGATGCAGTGTTAGTAAGCTCGATGTATCCATATCTCGTCATAAACGAAACGACTGGTTCGAACGTAGCTGGGTCAAGAACAACTCCAGAACTCATCAACGGAATGTAAGGGCAATAGAATGCCGCTGCATCTGTTTCACTAGAACCCTTATAACCAACTAGCACTGGTGTGCTATCTGGTGCATACGAGTCCACGAACACGCGCATTGCGCCGTTTAGTGTACCAACAAACTTTGTGTTTGTAGGTGCTTCGAATGTGCCTTCTGTAGTACGAGCAAACGCAGAAGTTGTAGCCGATTGCAACACGGTTAGTGCAGCAGACGAAACAACAGCCCAGTTACCAGCGCCACGACGAGTGCGTTGAGCAATCAAGTTAGCAACACGGTTGATAAGAACAGCCAAAGCAGCATGTTCGTCACCGACGTATGTAGCAGTACCAGAAACGGTAGCCTGATTGTAAGTGTACTCAGTTGAAGCAAGAGTACGAAGTGACAGAAGAATTTCTTGGTCAATTTCAGCGGTAATTTCTTGCGCTAAAGCTGCCATGATTTCGGCTTCTACATCGATACCGTGTTGGCTTTGAGCATCTTGCGCTGCTTCAAATGTCCAACGTGCTTGCAACTTACGCGACTTAGCTTCAACAGCTTGTCTCAAGATTTGCACGGAAATTTGCTTACCACCATTGCCTTCAAGGGCAGCAGTGTTTGCACCAGTGTACTGATCTGTAGTCGTAGCAGCATTTGGCACACGTGAATACGCCTGAGCGATCATGAATGGGCTTAACGCTTCTTGACCAGCAGTAACTGGAGTTGCAGCAGCACTGGTATCACCCAATGACTGAGCATAACGAACACGCAGAGTGTGAATCTGACCGACTGGTCCTGTCATTGGCTGAACGCCGACCAATTCGTTAGCGATAACGGTTGGCATGACACGACGAATCACTGGAAGAATCACACGATTTAACGTGGCGATATTACCAGCAGTAGTTGTACCTACTGTAGATTCAGCAAGTAGCTGTTTCTTGGTGTTTTCTAAAATAACACCCATTGTTGAACGACGAGTTCCTTTTAAACCTTCTAACAGGGCTTCTTTGGTCTCATTCCAACGGCCTTCTAAGAGTACTTTTGACATGTATTTTCTCCTTTTATGTCTATTTTATAGCCCTGCCAAGCGTTTGATATCGATAACGTTATCACGTTGTTCCATATCAATTGGGGCTTGTTTAGCAGCTTTATCCCCGGTCACTTCTTTAACTGTTTCTCTTAGCGCAGTCTTTCCAGACTTTGCAGAACCAGTGTTAAGAACTGATGGTAGATACTTGTCGAAAGATGTCTGCAACTTTACAGTCTGAACACTTTCTAGTAAGTCCTTCATTACTACTTGCTTTTCTGCTGTTAGCGTACCGAGCAACTTCGTCATAACTTCCTTACGGCTGTTAGACTCTTTAATGACACGAACTTCACGTTCCTTGCTTTCCACAAGAAGTTTTGCCTTCTTGGTTAGTTCGATAGATTCAGCCAGCTTCTTATCTTTCTGAGCTAACTGGGCAACAAGTTTACGAGTTTCCGCTTTCTCATTTAAATGAGTCACAGAAAATTCACTTGCAAACGCCTCGAACAGACGACGACCAAAACTATTTTCTCTTGCAGTCTTGATGTCCTCTCGTAATTGTCCTAATTCACCCTTGAGTTGGCTAGTTACGGCTTCGTTGATTCTCTTAGCAGATTCGGTCACGAAACGTGCCTTCAGTGCTTCAAGTTGTTTACGGCCTTCAGCAACTAATCTGACCTTTGCTTCAACAACAGCCTGTTTGTCCTGGGCGAATTCTTTAATTTCGCGGGCAAGAGCATGAACAATGAATTGCTCAAGTTTTTGCTGACTTTCGTTTTGTTGTTTACGGTCTGAACGAACTTCTTTGATTTCTTCGGAAAGTTTAGTAACCATAAAATCATTGAAGCGTGTTGCAGTCTCACGCAATTTTTGTTGTGCTTTCACACGGTCTTCGTTCATTGCTTGTCGTTCCACTTGAAATTCTTCAATCTCAGCAGTCAGACCAGATGTAACCATCTTATCAAGGGACTCTACCAACACACCACGATCATGTTCGTAGCGTTGCGCGAACTCCTCACGAAGTTCAGCACGTACTTGCTCCTTGGCCTCGACCAACTTTGCTTCCCATGCTTCATTAATAGCCTGGGAGACATCTTCGTTGATTAGTCCGCCGTCAAGTAATGGTTGTAATGCTTTATCAATCATTAACTTCCCCTTTATAGTTTGAGGTCTCTAATAAGACGAACCACTTCGTCCCGTAGATACTTCTGTACTTTTTTGTTGTCTTGAGCTTCCTTAGCAATATGCAAAGTCTTATGACCATATTTCATGTTCATCATACCTTCATAAATTGCTTTGGGGTAAGCGTTTGGTGCGCTTGGCTGGGCAACAACATCAACAGTGATTATTTCAAAATCACTGACACGGCCATCAGCTTCGTTAACGTTTCCGCTACCTCTGCTTGATACACCTAGTTTGACACCAGACTCTAACATGGTAGTTACTAACATACCCATTGGAGTTGGTAGAATCTTTAGCTTTCCGAAACCATTTGCACCGTCCATCCACATCTGAGTAATCATATGGGAAACACGGTCAAGATTGATTTTCAAATCATCCGGGTGATCTACTTCACCTAGAACGGAATAGCCTGTTGTAATTTGTTCATTAAGAGTTTGGACAGCAGATTCAATCTCAGAGACAGGATAGACGCGCTCATTCGCGTTCTTGATCCCGCCCTGGATGAAGATCCCTTTCATATAAAGAGACTTCTTATCACCGTCTTCCTTAACAGATTCAACCACGATGTTAGCGCGGTCGAATGTTAAGTTTTCCTTAAGGTAAGCCATTACACTTAATTATTTACGTTTACGGGATTCAACAATACTCTTGTTGTTTGTACCCGATGCTTGACTTGTAGTTGGCTTTGGAGCCGCTTCGCCGTCTTGCTTCTTCTGACCCGGGGAGTTCTTGAAAGAACCAGCACCCTTAACAGATGTTTCACCCTTGGTGTAAGCATTGCTAGGAGCCTTAGGGGCAGTAGGAACTGCTTCTGGAGAACCAGTTACGTTGACTGGCTTAGCACCAGTTGAAACTACTTTTGGTTTTGTCAGAGCGATGCTCTTTGCGTTTGCGCCGTTGTCACCGCCGATTTTAGAACCGTAAAGTCCCTTGACGTTTTGTAAAGCAACTGCTTCAGCAAGTGGAGGCTCTTCTTCTGCGCCAAACTCATCACCCTCTTCGTCACCCATGTCCATGTCGTCAGCGCCTTCAATAGACCCGTCGCCTTCTTCGTCACCGAAGTCGCCACCGTGTTCTGCTTCGCCTTCTTCGTCTGCCATGAGTTCTTCAAACTCAGCCATTAGTTCGTCTAATTTATCTTCAAGAGAAACTACGCGATCTTCCAATCCTTCTTCGCCTTCAATACCGCCTTCGTCGCCGAAGTCTTCTTCGCCGTCAAGTGAAATTTCGCCTTCATCGCCGAAGTCTTCTTCGCCGTCGCCGAAATCACCTAATTCATCATCTTCTTCGGAGATACCTTCTTCTTCAACATTGATTTCGTCTAACAGATCACCGACTTGGCCACCCATTTGACCTTCATCGTCCATCATGCCTTCATAAATTTCGCGTGATTTCTGGACTACAATATCATGAAAAAGGGCCTTCGCCTGTTCTTCGTTCTCATTTGTGATCAAATTGATCAATTGTTCAAATTTAGCATTATCCATTGGTATCTCCTTGTGTAAATGGCTTATACTATATTTATAACATAGTCACCAAACTAACGTATTATGTGCTACTTTTTAGCACTTTTGCCGGAGATATAGGAATTACATCGCTGGCATTGCGCCTTCAGCACCTGGTTCAACCGGAGTTGAGTACTGAGCATGAACTCTTTTTAGATTTTGCTTTGCTTCGTAGTTACGAACATCAAGCATTTTACGCAGTTTTCGGATCTGCCTTAGGGTGAGTTTAGTCTTACGGGATTCTTTCCACTTCGGCTTAGAGTTATCAGATCCAAGGTCCTGATAACCATCAATTGCAGCGTCAAACATTTCCAGTAATTTCATATGGTATTTATCTTTTACATGCCGTTGCCGCCTGGGGCGCCGCCAGCCATTGGTGCTCCTGGCATTGGAGCCGCCACTGAGCCAGCAACTTCTGGTCCTGGCATCTGCCCTTCTGGGTTATCCATGTCATCAGCAGTTTGTTCATCAGATTCCATATCACCGACTGATACACCAATTGAACGAAGGTCAGATCCTTGAGGATTGATATCCTCATCCTTATTATTTTCTTCACGCCATAGTTTTTCGTTCTTGACGATTTCTTCTTCCGTGAGACCAAGGAATCGTTCAAGGGCGAATCGTTTAGAGATGTACGGATATGCTTCAACAGTGGAAAACGTATTTACCCGAGATGTGTCTAATTCAGACTGACGATACGAAGCAAAGTTTTGTGGTGCATTGAACTTCAGCACGAATAAACCGCTGTCAATGTTCAGACCACGCCATCTTAGGAATAGTTTGAACTCCTCATCAAGTTTCTGACTGATATATTTTTGCAGACGTTCACAATATTGGTTGAAACGGAACTCTTGAATCATTGCCGTTCCGACTTTACCATCACCCATGAGGCGTTCACTGTCATCAGGGCCTGTAGGCAAATAACTACTCGGAATACGAAGTCCACGTGCCAGACGATTATTGAAGTAACGCAAATCGTCAATCTCACCAAGGTTCTGGCCACCAGGTAATGTAGTTACATCTGATCCACGACCATCTGCTGTAGTAGGGAAGAAATAATCTTCATTCATGCTCATCGGATTATATGTGGCATCAAGCACTGACTGACCGCCATGAACAGAAGGGATTCTGCGTTGATGGATTTCATTTTTGATACGTTCAACGAATGCCATGGCCATGTGACTCGGCATGTTACCAACGTCAATCTTGAACACTCTGCGTTCAGGGGCACGTTGTACACGGTAGATAAGAACGGCGTCTTCCAACAGTTCCTTTTGCTTATATACCTTGAAGATGTTTTCTAGGATTGATTGACCGAAAGGCCAGAACCGATCAAGACCCTCTGTGAGACTAAGGTGAACAACGTGTTTAGCATCAATCGCCGACTCTTGAATACCAAGAGTAAAGCGACCGCTTGTAGTGGCTGTATTAGGAACGGTGTATCCTCCACTTACTGAACCACCACCTGTTCCACCAGACCCTGTTGCTGGATTGGCAGCAAAGTCAGTATTATTCTTTTGAGCAACTGACAGATTTTGAAGATTTACATTGATGTCCTTGATGACATACTGTTCAGGCACCTTACCTTCACTTTCGTTCACGATGACCTTAATAACCTTGGTCATGTCAACCCAATATAACTTGAAATTTTCTGGGTCACGAATGAAAGCCTGATCGCCGTATTTAATGGTGTTGCGGAAAATCTTGAAGGCACGGGTGTCAAACTCATTAAGTTTGCACCATTGTTGTAATTGCTTCTTCAGTAACTCAACTTCATGTGGGGTAGGATCTTCGGAGAATTCCAGATTGAATGGAGTCTTGTTGTGTTCGTTTGACTGAGTACAGAACTCAGCAATGATGTCCAGACATGCGTTAATTTCGGCATCAACGTCCATCATTTCATACTGATTATATCGTTCAATACGATTTGGGTGACCCACATACACTTCAGGAAGTCTGCTGGCGTAGTTCTTATACCCGAACTGATCGTTGTTCCAACCACCAGTTTCTGATCCATTCTGTCCAGGACTATTATTCCAGGCACCTTTATTGCTATTGGCACCTGAAATCGGGCTCATTGCGCCAGTTGTGTTGACTCCGGCAAATCGTTTCTTGTAGGACATATTGTATTTAGTGTTAAACGCGAGAATATTTTAATAACTCTTCCCTGGTGTCGTTACCAGACGCCATGTGATCACTGAGCGTATCCATCTTGTCCGAGAGCATTTTGAATAGTTCCAGTAATGCCCCGGAGTCAGCATTGGTAGTCGGTGCCGCTGACGAAGTTGTTGGCAATGGGTCTTTCTGAACATTTGATGTTTCATTGCTTGCCACTAAACTGTTAGGATTTGGCATAGGTGTAACAGTCTCTCTGCCATGTAGAATCACAGGGTATCCGGAAAGAGGTCCATTAAATAATCCACCAAACATAGCCTGTGGAGTCTCTCCTTTACCTGCGGCCACTGGCGCAGACCTGGCAGCCTGCTGTAGCCTGTCAGCATTTAGCGCCGCCGTAACCTGTTCTGGTGTATTTGATGCGTGGTTGGCGCCACCCCAGTATGATTCTCCTCTTTTCGTCGCTTTACCAGCCGGGTACGGTACTCCTATAGATGCAAATTCTTTGGCTAACTCCATTAACGCACCATTTAAATCATCACTAACTCCCTTAACATAAGCATCAACCGTCGGTCGTTTAGAGTTGGTTAACCCTTGAGTAAATAGCATCTCCTGAGTTGTTTCATCGAGGAGAGTAGATGGGCTTAGTTTTAATGACTTAACTAACTCCCTCATTGTTGCTGGAATGATTTGGTATTTGCCTACCGCAAACAACTTATCAGGATCACCGGTCTGTAAATCACCTCGTCGTAGGAATTCGCTGATACTCATCTTACTAAAGTCAATATCCTTATCCGACTTTACAATTTTCCCTTTGGCAGTTCCTTTATTATATGCGTTATAACCTTTTGAACCGCTTTCATGTGCGGCGACACTAGCAGCAAGATTTGCCTTTTCAGATCCGACTGCTGCTGGTCTCTGTGGACGACTAGTTAACTGTTGTTGCCTTCTACTAATACTTTCCTCTTCGGCCCGTTTCTTTTCGGCATCACGCATTGCTTGTGCTTCAGCCTTTCTTGCCATTATCGTTTCTTCGTGGCCCCTGCCCTTATCCTCTTCTAGTTTTTCCCGTGCTGCACGCGCCTCCTTTACCTTATCTTCGGCGGTGCGTCTTTCCATAGTTGATTGTGTCGCTGGGCTAGGAGTAGCCGGTATATTCCGTAATACCGAAGTTGATATTGGTTTTGGTGACACTGGTGACACAGCAGGAGTAGTTGATGCTATCGGTGTTGCAGCCGGTGTTGGTTTTGGTGACACAGCAGGAGTAGTTGATGCTATCGGTGTTGCAGCCGGTGTTGGTTTTGGTGACACAGCAGGAGTAGTTGATGCTATCGGTGTTGCAGCCGGTGTTGGTTTTGGTGACACAGCAGGAGTAGTTGATGCTATCGGTGTTGCAGCCGGTGTTGGTTTTGGTGACACAGCAGGAGTA